GACCCGCAGAAGACGATTGATGCCCTGGCACGGAAGATGAATGTATCAAAACAGAACGCGGGCCGCTTGGTTATGACAGAACAGGCGGCTTTTTCCAATGCAGCGCAAAAGGATTGTTTTGCAGAACTTGGAGTGGAGCAGTTTGAGGTGTTAGAGACATTGGATGGTTTCACATGCAGCCTTTGTGGTTCTATGGACGGGCAACATTTTCCCATGAGCCAGTATGAAATCGGTGTGACAGCCCCGCCGTTCCATCCGAACTGCCGTGGGTGTACCTGCCCATACTTTGAAGATGATTTTGGAGTGCCGGGAGAACGTGCAGCGCGTGGTGAAGATGGAAAAACATATTATGTACCAGGCAATATGACATATGAAGAGTGGAAATCCTCTTTTGCAGATGGTAACAATGCAGCGAAAGACCGGTTGGGGATTATCACAAACAATAATAAAAGCAACCCGAACTATTATGATTTTAAGGGTAAAAATGTGGATACGGTCGAGTCGGAAATCTGCAAGTTCGACCATGAGGTTGGAGTTATATTTGACAATGGGAAAGCGGTAAATTGCCAGTTGGGAAATGAGGATACTATAGATTTTACGAAGTATCAGCTTAAAATGATGAAAGGAAAAGATGTTACTCATAATCATCCATTGAGTACGCCGCCGTCCCCAGAAGATCTGTATCTGCTGGTAAATTATAAAGTCAAAAGTTTCAGAACCTGTGGGGAAAACGGTACATATGTGTTAGAATATAATGAACAGGTAGAAAAACTTCCAGATTTCAAGACATTTAGTGATACATATGACGAAATTATATATGAATTACAAGATAAATATTATGATGAAGTGAAACATGGAATGAAAAAAGAAGATGCGATCATATTACTTGGAGAGGCTGCTTGGGAAAGATTGTATGAACTATATAATGTCAAACCTAGATTTGAAAGGCGGTAATTGCCATGAGCAAATATAAACCATATGAAATAGATAGATATAAGCTGAATCTGTTTTGCGTATGCCTGAACTGCAGTAAATACAGAGGTTCAAGAAACGATTTTTCAAAATATTGTGATGCTTATCCCAAAAATCTTCCATCTGAAATTTGGAATGGAAAAAATGTAAAATGTCCGCATTTTGAAGAAAAGCAGGGGTGATAGTATGGTGAAACTTATAAAAACATTAGATGTTCAAAACGCATCATTGAATGTGATCACAGCTGGCAGACGATTTCCACTTGCGCAATTTGCTGGGAAAATAGAGATCACAGAGCACCAGAGTATGACACCTGTCCTTGGGAGAAGATGCAAAGGTGAAAAGAAAATCTATGCATCCTTTATTTTATGCCAGAATATTGAGTATCAGTCAGATGATACATTTAATACCGGAAAAGTATATGAAGCAGTCGGAGATGTGCAGGGAGAGCAGTCTTGTGAAAGATTGATCTTCTCAGGACTTCGCTTTGAAGATATGGATCCGTTGGAAGGAACAGTAACACTTGAAGTGACTGATTTGGAACTGATCCGGAAAATGCTTGAGATGTAAAATTTTAGATACCACCAGTCAGAAATGATATGGTGGTATTTTTGTGCTCAAAAATAGGTAATAACAGGACAACTGGAAATTTATGAACAGAACGGCGCAGAGGTGACGCTAAGTAAGTTCCTCTGGTAGTCCTGCTTTTATATGCCTTTTTCTGTAGGCGTTAAAGAACAGTAATACTCATCTGGAGAATAAACAGAGAATCCCAATACCCGGAGAGCGGGAATAAAAATCTATGGAGGATAAGAAAATGGAATGGTTAAAGGCAATTTTGGAAAAAGCAGAAATCAAAGATGGAAAGCTGGATGTAGATGCAGTCATGAATGCGGCACAGAAAGAGTTTCCGAAGTATGCAGTGCCAAAAGACGACTTTAATACAAAAGTCGAGGAATTGAAAACAGCAAATGGAACAATCGAGGAGTTAAAGAAATCCAATGGGGATAATGAGGAGTTACAGAAAAAGATCGGAGATTATGAGATTGAAATCAAAAATCTTAAGAAGACTGCTGAAAACACCTCAAAGACCTATGCTTTGAAGGAATCTCTCGCAAAACAGGGCGTGCTTGATCCGGATTATCTGATCTACAAAGCCGGTGGGCTTGACAAGTTCACATTTGACAAGGAAGGTAAGCCGGTTGGTGTAGAGGATGCTGTAAAACCTTATAAGGAAGACAAGATTATGGCACATCTGTTCAAACAGGAGCAGCAGAAACCGCCATATCATCCGCAGGGTGGTACTGGTGGAGCCGGAGCTACAAATCCATTTGCAAAAGAGACATTCAATCTGACAAAACAGGGTGAACTTTTAAAATCCAACCCAGAGCAGGCGAAAGCAATGGCGGCCGCCGCAGGGGTAATAATCTAATCAATTTAAGGAGGTAACTACTTATGGCAATTACAAAAATTGCAGACGTGATCGTACCGGAATTGTTTAACCGGTATGTAATCAACAGAACTATGGAGCTGTCCGCATTCTTCCAGAGCGGAATTGTAGTAAACAGTCCGGAATTTGATGCACTGGCATCTGAGGCGGCAAGAACACACAACATGCCGTTTTTTGAGGATTTACAGGGAGAATCCGAGCCAACACTTGAGGATGTAGAAATGACACCGGCAAAGATCGGTTCTAACAAAGATGTATCCACCACAATCCTTCGTCAGAAGATGTGGGCAGCAACTAACCTGTCCGCAGCACTTGCCGGAGCGGACCCGATGAAAGCGATCGGTGATCTGGTGGCACAGTACTGGGCGCGCGATATGCAGAAAGAATTGATTGCGATTCTTGCGGGGGTGTTTGGAACCACCACGGCAGATCCAAGCGGAACACCGAAAGCAGAGACCAGAATGGCGGATCATATTCTCGATCTGTCCACAGGAAAGACAGATGCAGCAAAGCAGATCAGCGCATCCGCATTTATTGACGCGTGTCAGATGCTTGGAGATGCACAGGCACAGCTTACTGGTGTGGCGATGCACTCTGCAACAAAGTCTTATCTGAAAAAGTTGAATCTGATTGAGACCGAGCGTGATTCTACCGATGTGGAATTTGATACTTACCAGGGAAGACGTGTGACCGTGGATGATGGCTGCCCGGTTGAAGATGGAGTATACACAACATATCTTTTTGGCAATGGAGCGGTTGCCTATGGTAATGGTTCTCCGGTCGGTCATGTAGCTACTGAGACGGATCGTGACAAGAAGACAGGTGGCGGTGTGGATTATCTGATTAACCGTAAAGCGTTTATTCTGCATCCGAGAGGAATTGCATACACTGGTGCAAAACGTGAGCATGTGGAAACTCCAACTAGGGCAGAACTTGCAATGGCAGAGAACTGGAAGCCGGTATATGAGCCGAAGCAGCTTAGAATCGTGGCTATCAAACACAAGATCGGGTAAGCCTATGGATCTGGCAAAGTTAAAGGCACTTCTTGGAATTGAGGATGATTCCAAGGATGTGATTCTTGAATTTGTCATTGCGGACGTAGAGGAGACCATAAAGAACTATTGTCATGTGGAGGAAATGCCGAAAGGACTGGTGAACACCGGATACCGCATGGCGATGGATCTGTACCGGAATGAGAATATTGGAAGCGAGACGGCAGCAGTTGGAGCGGTTTCTTCCATTTCTGAGGGAGATACCTCTACATCTTTCCAGCAGTATGTAGATGCTAATTTCAAAGACACAGTGCTGAAAAATTATAAGTCCTCACTAAACAGATACAGGAAGGTGGCGTGGAAATGATCGCGGATGCAATCAAGCAGGCACAGGCACTTGCAAGGAAAGTCCAGGAAGCCACATATGATGGCAGATGTACGGTTATGGAGCATCAGAAATTGAAAGATCCAAAAACCAGAATTACAACAGAAAAAGATGTGGTGGTATTGGAAGATGAACCTTGCCGCTTATCATATTCCAGTGTCAGTGCAGTGGATCAGACGGAATCAGCAGCAAAGACGGCACAGGTCACAAAGCTGTTTTTATCTCCGGACGTGCAGATCAAGCCGGGAGCAAAGATTACAGTAACACAGGCTGGTGTGACACAAAACTATAAATGCGGCAGTGTGGCAGCAGTATATCCGACGCATCAGGAGATTGTGTTGCAATTATCAGAGAGGTATGCATGATGGGAATGGGAAGCGTGGATATGCGGGAGTTGGTAAAGCTTCAGGAGAATCTTAAAAAACTGGAGGATGAAGCAAAACGGCAGCAGTTTTGTGAAGCAAGTGCGAAGAAACTTGCTGCCAGATTACTTACATATGTTATTAAACGTACTCCAGTTGGAAATTATTCTTATGAGGTCACTGCAACAGCAAAGCGTGACGGTAAAAAGCATAAAAAAGGTGAGCAGTATACTAAAAGGATAAATCCATCGGGAAGAAAAGGCGGTGTTTTACGCCGTGGGTGGATTTCAAAAACACCAGAAGAGGCTGCGAAAGGCGGAAGAGTTTCTATGGATGAAATACTTGCATATGTAAATGGAGTACAGGTGAAAAAGTCTGGAAAGCAATACATAATTGAAATTAAGAATCCGATAGAATATGCAAGTTATGTTGAATACGGACATGTACAAACTCCGGGAAGATATGTTCCTGCCTTGGGAAAACGATTAAAGAAAGCATGGGTTCCGGGAAAACTTATGATGACAAAATCGGAAAATGATGTAAAGAGAATTGCTCCAAAACAGTTAGAAGCAGAATTTTATGAATTTTTGAAAGGGGCATTCAATGATTAACAACGTGATAGCCGGGATAGCAATTGCCCTGAACCAAGAGTTTGGGGATGATTATGAAATTTACACAGAGGAAATAAAGCAGGACTTGAAAGAGCCTTGCTTTTTTATTACCCTCTTAAATCCATCCAAGACAGATTTCCCATCCAAACGGTATTTGATGGACAATCCATTTTGTATACAGTATTTCCCGGAATCGGAGGACAATCCGAATAGTGAATGCCGCGATGTAGCTGATCGTATGTTATGGGCGTTGGAGAATATTACGCCTTTGGATGCAGACAGGTCGGTACGAGGGACGAACATGCATCATGAGATTACAGACGGAGTGCTGAATTTCTTTGTAAATTACAATTATTTCGTCCGCAAGGTAGAGATTCCGGCTCCTCTTATGGAAACTATGACAACAGTATTACATTTGAAAGGATAGGTGAACAATATGGGCGATACAAAGCCAGAAGTAAAACCGCAGGCATCTGCGGATGTATTTACAAAGCAGCAGCTGGCAGAATCCAAACGCTATAAGAAACAGCGGGATCTGCTGGAAGCGTTGCTGGAAGATGGAAAAACATATACGATTGCGCAGGTGGATAAGATCACCGGTGATTATCTGAGAAAGGAAGTGAAGTAAATGGCATTTGGCGGAGGAACATGGATAACCCAGAACAAAGTGCTTCCGGGCGCGTATATCAATGTCGTAAGTGCGGGGATTGCATCTGCGGCATTGTCTGACCGTGGTATTGCCACAATGCCGTTGGAACTTGACTGGGGACCGGATGATACGGTTTTTAAGGTTACTACAGCGGATATGCAGAAGTATTCGAAAAAGATATTCGGATATAGTTATACCGACGATAAGATGAAAGGACTGCGAGATCTGTTTGCTGGCGGAACCTTGGTGCTGTATGCATACCGGTTAAACGGCGGCGGGACAAAATCGTCCAATGATTATGCTACAGCTAAGTACACGGGGACACGCGGCAATGCGATCAGGATCTCCATAGCAAAGGACGTGGATGATCCAGAGTCGTGGAATGTAACTACATATCTTGATACGTCCAGAATTGAAGTACAGAATGTAAAAAAAGCGGCTGATCTGAAAGATAATGACTTTGTGACATTTAAAACAGATACGTTGGAACTTGCAGCAGTTGCATCGGCAGCACTGTCTGGCGGAACGAATGGTGTCGTCAATGGCGATGCGCATGCGGAGTATCTGGCAAAGGCAGAAGCCTACGGATTTAATACGATGGGCGTTGTGGTTACAGATGAGGTGACCAAGAGGCTGTATGTGGCATATGTAAAGCGTATGCGTGATGAAGTTGGTAAGAAGTTTCAGCTTGTGCTTTACAAGTCGGATGCTGACTATATGGGAGTTATTTCCACACCGAATAAAACGACGGACGAGGGCTGGCCGGAAGCATCCGCTGCATATTGGCTTACCGGGGTGGAATGCTCCACTGCGGTGAATAAGTCCTGCGAGGGCAGAGTGTACGATGGTGAATTTTCCATTGAGCCAATTGACAATGATCTGGAAGATTATATCAAAAAGGGACAGCTTGTGTTTGATAGAAATGATGATGAAATTGAGATTCTAAGTGATATCAATACACACATAACCATCACGGAAGATTGCAACGAATTTTTTTGCGACAATCAGACAATCAGGGTTGTAGACCAGCTTGCAAATGATGATGCACTGCTCTTTAAGACACGGTTCCGCGGGAAGTTCCCAAATGATGATCCAGGGCGGAACAGCTTGAAAAGTGGGCTGTGCGAGATCCGTGAAAAATTACAGAATTTGCGGGCTATTGAGAATTTCAAGCGGGATAATGTCATCGTGGAACAGGGAGAATCAAAGAAATCGGTAGTCGTTAATAATACGGTTGAAGTTGTAAATGCCATGAGTATTATGTACATGACTACAGTAGTGAAATAAGGGGGTGAAGTATAAATGAATAATGTGATGCTTGCAAAGGATTCTATCTCTGCAGCTCTTGCAGAGTGCTACGTGACAATTGGTGAACGTAGATACAATCTGATGACCGCAATCAAGCTTGAAGCGAATTTCAAGAAGAACAAGGCAAAGGTTCCAACTCTTGGCAAGACAGGAAAGGGAAATAAGTCGGTATCATGGGAAGGAACCGGATCTTGTACAATACATTATAATACGAGCATTTTCCGTAAAATGATGCTTGATTTTAAAAACACTGGTGAGGATGTCTATTTCGAAATTCAGATCACGAATGATGATCCATCCAGTGCTGCAGGATCTCAGACAATCACTCTTTTACAGTGCAACATTGACAGTGGAGTGCTTGCGAAATTTGATGCATCTTCTGACTCATATCTGGACGAGGATGTTAGCTTCACATTTGATGATTTTGATATGCCGAAAGAGTTTCAGGAAATTATTGGACTTGCAGCGTAATATTGCCCCTTATGTGTCTGGCATGAGGGGATTTTTCATAGGAAGAAAGGAGACAATGTATGTCAAATTTAAGCAGATTTTTTGCAAAAAACAAAATTAAAAGAGAGAACGGGAAGTATGCACCATCGAAAGCGTTTGTGGATGAAAATGGAAAGCCTTTGGAGTTTGAGTTTCGCCCGATTACTTCAAAACGAAACGAAGTAATCCGCGAAAGCTATACGAAAGAGGTTCCGGTAGCAGGAAAACCGAATATGTTCCGCCCGAAATTAGATACATCAGCATACATCAATGAGTTGATTGCAGAAAGTATTGTTGATCCAGATCTTTACAACAAGGAACTGCAGGATTCCTATGGGGTAAAGACACCGGGAGAGCTGCTTTATGCCATGATCGACAATCCGGGAGAATATCAGGATCTTTCTGCATGGGTTCAAAATTTTCAGGGGTTTGAAACTTTAGAAGATAAGACTAAACAGGCAAAAAACTAATTGAGGAAGGGGATGTGGAGTCTAACTATGCATATTATGCATTGCACAAGCTTCACATTCTCCCTTCCCAGTGGGTTGCTTTAGAGGACGAAGAAAAGGCTTTTATTATTGCTTGTATAGATATAAGGATTGAAGCGGAAAAGAAAGAAGCAAAGAGGATAGCAAGGGAAGCAGAAGGACGGTGATGGTATGGCTTACATAACAACAGGAATACAATTGGCGGATAACTTTAGTGCTCCCCTTATGCATATAATCAGTTCTGTCAATATGGCAATTTCTTCGATTTATGATATGAACCAGGCAATGAATTCTGGTGTGGATACTACATCATTGGAAGCCGCCCGGAATGAAATTGCACAGGCAACTGTAGCGGCAGAAGAATTCAATCAAACAATGCAACAGGCGAGTAGTCCGATCAATGATAATATTCGAAGACAGGAACAATTTAATCAGTCATTGCAAAACGGTGCAAGTGAATCATCGAATTTAGTTTCGGCAATTAAACGAATGGCAGGGGCGTACCTGAGTATTCAGACGGCTGGAAAAATTTTGCAGACATCGGATGAGATCACACAGACCACTTCCAGATTAAACATGATGAATGACGGATTGCAGAGTACGGTCGATTTGTACAACATGGTTTATGTGGCTGCAAACGATGCCAGAGGATCATTAGGAGATATGGCAAGTGTAGTTGCCCGATTTGGTAATAATGCGAAAGATGCATTTAGTTCCAGTGCAGAAGTTGTCCAGTTCGCAAATTTAGTCCAAAAGCAGATGACAATTGCGGGAGCGTCTACGCAGGAAGCAGCAAATGCAGAATTGCAGTTATCACAGGCGCTGGGCTCTGGTGTACTTCGAGGTGATGAGTTAAACAGTATTTTTGAGCAGGCACCGAATCTGATTCAGAATATTGCAGATTATCTTAATGTTCCAATCGGTAAGATTCGAAGCATGGCACAAGATGGGGAACTGTCGGCTGATGTTGTGAAACAAGCGGTATTTGCTGCGACTGATGAGATAAATGCTAATTTTGAAAATATGCCAATGACATGGGGACAGATGTGGACGGTATTTCAAAATGACGCCACTATGGCATTTCAGCCGGTTTTGCAGAGACTTAATGATTTGGCAAATACAGACGGGTTTCAGGAGTTTGCTACAAATGCAATAAATGATCTTGCAGTAGTAGCAGGTGTGGTACTTGATATATTTGAAGGAATTGGATCAATAGGAACCTTTGTACAAGACAACTGGCAAATTATTGGTCCTGTTGTTTATGGTGTGGTTGCAGCATTAGCGGCTTATGCAACTTATGTTGGTATTACGAACGCAATAGATATGATATCAACAGGAATTAAGATTACAATGTGTGTTGCATCATATGCGCACGCAGTAGCAACAGGAACAGAAGCAAGTGCAACTGCGGCTGCAACCGCGGCACAGTACGGGCTAAATACTGCAATGTTGTCTTGCCCGTTAACATGGATAGTTGTTGGAATTATGGCATTGATCATTGTGTTGGTTGCGTTATGTAATCATTTTTCAGGAGCTGGACACATTGCACAGTCGGCTTTTGGTGTTGTAACGGGAAGCGTAAATGTGGCTATTCAGTATTTTAAAAATTTGGGATTATCAGTTGCAGATGTTTTTATTGGAATATGGAATGCGGCAGGGGCATGTGCAACCAATGTTGAAACTGCTTTTCACAATTCCATAAGTCATGTTCAAACTCGTTGGTATAACATGCTGTCTACAGCACTTACTGTAGTATCTGGTATTTGTTCCGCGCTTAACAAGCTGCCTTTTGTCGAATTTGATTATAGCGGCATTACGAGTGCCGCAGATAATTATGCATCAAAAGCGGCTGCAGCTGCCGGAAATACAAAAGATTATACCAGCGTAACAGATGCATTTAATAAAGGAATAAAAACGTATGATGTCTATCAAAGTGGATGGGCCAAAGATGCATATACTGCCGGAGCAGCATGGGGCGATGGTGTAACCAGTAAAATAAAGAATACAATATCATCAAAAGCCACGAATATTCCAAGTGCAAATAATTATCCAAATGCGCTTGCATCCAGCAACGCGGCAACAGCAGCAAATACAGCAGACACTGCAAAGAATACCGCCAAAACAGCTAATACATTATCTGCATCCAGCGAAGATCTGAAGTACCTGAGAGATATTGCGGATCGTGAGTACGTGAATAAATTTACAACAGCACAGATCAAGGTTGAGATGATCAACCATAACAACGTAAACAACGATATGGATTTAGATGGAATGGCGGAACATTTGCGTAGCAAAATTGAGGAAGAAATGAATGCAGCAGCGGAAGGAGAACACTAAAGATGTATGAATTATATATTGATGGGGTCCTTTTTCCAGTGACCCCAGGGTCTCTTGACATCAAGACCAATAACAAAAATAAGACCATAACTCTCATAAATGAGGGAGAGGTTAATCTTATTAAGTCTCCGGGATTGTCTGATATTACAATTCCGGAGTTGCTGTTACCAATTAATAAATACCCTTTTTCCTGTGAAGGAGCAGAGGTGGGAGCGGCATATTATCTTTCGAAATTGGAGAAATGGAAAAATCAGAAAAACCCAGTCACGCTAAAGTTTAATCGTTACAAAGTATCAGATAAACATCTTATCGAAGATATCATAATGGATGTGACCATTGAAGATTATGAGATCATGGAAGATGCAGATAAATACGGATCAGATGTGTGTGTAAAGCTTAACATGAAAGAATACCGTCACTGGGGAGCAAAGAAACTTGTACCGAAAGACAAAAAGACAAAGTCCGGAAAAAAGAAAACGATTGTTACGGTTAAAAAACAACGGAAGAAAACGAAAGCTATAGCCAAAAGCTACAAGATAAAATCTGGTGACACGCTTATGAAAATTGCGAAGAAACAGATGAACAATGCATCTGCATGGAAGAAACTCTATCAGTTAAACCAGAAAACGATTGAAAATGCAGCTCGTAAGCATGGACGAAAATCATCATCGAATGGTCATTATTTGTATGCTGGAACGGTATTGAAACTTCCGGGAGGTGGTAGCTGATGAAAGATATTGTTGATGTAGCGATTGGAGAGATTGGATACCGGGAGCAGGGGAACAACAGAACAAAATACGGAGAATATACAGGAGCGAATGGTGCTGCATGGTGCCATTCGTTTGTTTCCTGGTGTGCACACGAGGCTGGAGTATCGACTTCGGTTGTTCCGAAAACAGCATCTACAACCTATGGGATGCAGTGGTTTAAAAAGCGTGGGCAGTTCAAATATAAAGGCAAATATACCCCGAAGAGATGTGACATTGTTTATTTTAAAACTGGCCGAAGCCATGCAGGCATTGTTGAGAGCGTCAGCGGTGGACAGTTAAATACTATTGAAGGAAATACATCTGATAAGGTAGCACGGCGATCATATTCTCTGAATAATGCCACAATTACCGGCTATGGTACGCCGAAATATACAAGCACCAAAAATGGTTCATCTGGTAGTGGAAAAAAGGATTCCAAAAAGGAACTGCAATATTTACAGAAAATATTATCACGTCACGAGGCAAAAGCGGAAACCATAAAAGCCGATGAAGCAGAAACGGGGAAAATACCGGCTGGCAATGTAATGATTACTGTAAATAATGGGAAAAAGAAATTTACAGTACCGGTGGAAGATGGAGCAAAGGTTGTATGGGAAAGAGACAGCACACCCGGCAAATTTACTTTTGCAGCAAAAGTTGAAAAAGGATTTTTCATAGGTATGGGAAATGAAGTTCTTGTTACTGTGGACAGCAAGAAGTTTTTCTATGGCTTTGTATTTACAAAAGAAGTCAAGAAGGACGGGATGGCATCGTATACCGTATATGATCAGCTTAGGTATCTGAAAAACAAAGATACAATTGTGTACAAAAAGAAAACAGCAGATGAAGTAATTCGGATTATTGCAAAGCGCTTCCTGTTAAAATGCGGCACACTTGCAAAGACAGGGTGGCGCAGATCAGCGGTTGAGGACAATACGGCATTATTCGATATGATTCAAAACGCGTTGGATGATACTTTAATGGTAAAAGGAAAGACGTATGTTTTTTATGATAATATTGGAAAATTGTGTCTGACTGATGTGGCAAAGATGAAGGTAAATACCTGTCTGGTAGATGCGGAAACAGGGGAAGATTATTCCTACAAAACAACGATTGATACGGATGTGTATAACCAGATCAAGCTGATCTATAAGAAAAAGAAATCCAGTAAGAAGAAAAAAGGAAGTACAAAGACATCAACAAGTCAAAATACTGGAACCAGTTATGGAATTTATCTGGTACGTGACAATAAGAAAATCGCAAAATGGGGAACGTTGCAGTTTACGGATGAGATCAATAGTCCGGATATTGGAAAGCTGAAAGCACAGGCTTTATTGAAATTGTATAGCCATGAGAAGCGTACACTTACCATATCAGGCGTGATTGGAAACAGTAAAGTGCGTGGAGGATCGCTTGTGCCAGTCATACTTGATTTGGGAGATATGAAAATTGCAAATTATATGCTGGTAGAGAAAGTGACACACATATTTAAAAATCGTGAATATACGATGGATCTGGTAGTGTCTGGAGGTGATTTTAGTGAGTAGCGGAAATCTGGTGCAGTTAATCAAGAAGATTGCAATGGATGCGGTACGGGCTGCAAAGATGTGTGATTATGTGACCGGTGTGGTTACCAGCGAAGATCCTCTGAAAGTGAAAATTACAAACTCTTTTGAAATTGGGGAAGAATTTTTAATGGTGCCACAAAGTATGACGGATCATGAGGTTGAAGTAACAATCAAAAAAGAGTATGGATGGAAAACGAAGAACCGATCGGGCGGAACTGGTGATGACATTGTGTTGGAAAATGTAAAGATTATGATTCACAATGCCTTAAAAGCCGGAGATGAAGTGTTGATGATGCGCAAAAGCGGTGGTCAGGAGTTTGTGGTAATAGACAAGGTGGTGAAGGAATGATTCCGACAAATTATGATGATGACGATGAAGAGGATGATATGACCGGCTTTGAAGTGGAAAATGATCCGTCTCTTACATATGCAATGCAGATAGGAACCATTGAGAACGATTCAAGCATTTTTCTTGGCAAAGCAGACGGAGAAGAGGCAAACCGGCAGGCAATATTGAAAATCTTGAACACAGAGCGATATAAAAATGTAATTTATTCATGGGATTATGGAGTGGAGCTTCAGGATCTGAGGGGAAAGTCTCTATCTTATGTTATGTCAGAAGTGCCAAATCGGATTACGGATGCAATTACTGCAGATGATCGTTTTGAATCTTGTGAAGATTTTGAGATGGAACCGGTGGGAAAGAAAGCTCTGCACGTTACGTTCTCTGTAATTACGGCAGAAGGTGATAAAGTAAGTGGATTGGAAACGGAGGTGGAATATTAGTGTTTGAAAACAAAGACTTCGACTCTATCATGGAAGAAATGCTTGCATCCGTAAGCGATAAGCTGGATAAGCGCGAGGGATCGATAATTTATGATGCAATAGCACCGATTGCCATGGAATTGGCGCAGACGTATATCGATATGGATATGATTGTGAATGAGGTATATGCAGATACAGCATCCTATTATTATTTGATCAAGCGTGCAGCTGAAAACGGAGTATATCCCAAAGAAGAGACCAATGCGGTATGCAAGATGGTTGTTAGTCCGTCCGATACAGCCATAGCGATCGGGGACCGGTTTAACCTTGGTGATCTGAACTATGAGGTAACATCTGTAATGGATGCAGCAACCGGAGAGTATCAGGTAACATGTGAGACTGCCGGTATTGTTGGAAATCAGCAGTTGGGATCATTGCTTACGATTGAAACAAAGAATGATCTGAATGATATGGAAACAGCGGAATTGACCGAAGTCTTGATTCCCGGCGAGGATGAGGAAGATGTGGAAGATTTCCGTGAACGTTATTACGAGGGATTTTCCAATACAGGATTCTGCGGCAATAATCCGGATTATAAGGAGCGTATATCGGCCATTGATGGAGTTGGTGCATGCAAAGTTATCCGGATGTGGGAAAAAGGATATGATCCGGTAAAGTTTATTCCTGTTGCTGCAGTTACGGAGTGGATTGGAAAGCAGTCTGCGGAAACCGTTGGAACGGAAGTATTTGCATGGTTAAAAGCGGTACATGATGCTGCAAAAAATAAACTTCTTACAGTGGGTGGCACTGTTCGAGTGTATATAATATCATCAGAGTTTAAAGCTCCATCAGCTACATTAGTGAAGAAAGTACAAAATGATGTAGATCCGGATGATAAGACAGGAGATGGATATGGTCTGGCACCTATTGGGCATGTGGTAAAGGTTATGGGAGTGAAAGAAGTTCCTGTTGCTGTGGCGGTTACCGCGGTTTATAAGAATGGATATTCATTTGAATCCTTGAAATCCGATATGCAGTCGACAATAGATGGGTATTTTACAGAACTTTCTGCTGATTGGAGTAATGAAGATAACCTGGTGGTGCGCAAGAGCCAGATTGAATCTCGGTTATTGTTGATTGATGGAATATTGGATATTACAGATGTGAAACTGAATGGTGCATCTGAAAATGTAACATTGGATGAGGATGCTATCCCGGTAAGGGGTGATGTGAGTGGCTAAAAAAATGATTGATTATCTGCCACCGTTTATGCAGCAGTTTGAAGAAATGAAGCAATTGATGCAGAGCGAGGATAAGCAGGTGGCTACTCTTAACATGGATACTACTAAAATATTACGAAATGCATTCATAGAGACTTCAGATGCAGAAGGCATCGAGCGGTTCGAAAGAATCTTACATATCATTCCAGGTGCTGGTGAAAATTTAGAGCTCCGTCGGTCGCGTGTGTCAATGCGGTGGAATGAGCGGATACCGTACACGCATCCGACACTTGTAAAATGTTTAAATGCCAGCTTAGGAGAAAACAATTATGATCTGTATTCAGATGAGGAGCATTATTATATACTCGTGCATCTGAAATTGAATGTAGCGGATCGTGTCGGAGTTGTTGAAGAACTGATCCGGCGTATGTCACCAGAGGATATATGCTACAAAGTTCTTCTTATTTATAATACGCATGCAGTTTTACACAAATTTACGCATGCACAGTTACATAACTATACACACAGACAGCTGAGAGAGGAGGTTCTGCCATGACAAAGACAAAGTATTATGATCTGCAGATGGATGATCCGCAGGATGATTATGATGTGGAAGTCGTGAATGCCAATCTGAAAAAGATTGATGAGCAGATGAAAACCAGAGAAAATGCAACGGATGCATTACAGGAGCCGGAGTTTACAGTGGCAGATAAGAGGGAAAATATTGCATCCAAGGAAAAAATGCAGAAAATTCTTGGGAAGATTGCAAAATTCTTTACGGATCTTAAAACAGTGGCTTTTACCGGAAGCTATAAAGATTTGAGTAATAAACCGACATCTCTTCCTGCATCAGATGTATCTGCTTGGGCGAAAGAAAGTACAAAACCAAAGTATACAAAAGCCGAAGTTGGTCTTGGTAATGTAGACAACACTGCTGATGCTAATAAAAGTGTTAAATATGCAACAAGTGCAGGTAACGCAACAAAAGTAAATAATTATACTGTAAATGCAAATGTTCCAAGTGATGCAAAGTTTACAGATACAACGTATGGAGTTGCAACAACCACAAAGACTGGAATCGTTAAACCAGACGGGAAAACGATTACCGCAGATAAAGATGGAACTCTTCATGGTGCAGACACAATTAAAGTTGACGGAATCACAATCACAAGAGACGATGCTACAAAAGTAATTGCTCTCGCCAAAACATTACAAGATAAGATTGGGACAATTGGTAATAAGGTTGATAAAAATTATGTTGTAAACAACTTAACTACAACAAAGCAAGGATTTGTATTAGATGGTCGTCAAGGTAAGGCTTTGCAGGATCAGATAACTTCTTTAAACGGCAGTTTAAATAAATATGTATCAAAGACATCCCAAGGCTACGCAACAGATAATGAATCGCATACCTTTCCGATCAATATATTATCGTTGTTTTTTATAACTTACGGAAATAACGCTGAAGCTGATGTTTATTTATGCAGATGCGTATCTGAATATGCACATGCTTTAGTCCCATTGCACTCGTCAAGTGTTATATCACAAACGTATGAAATTACGCTCGATGTTGCGACGAGGTTGGTAACAATTACGTCGAAAAAATCCTGGATTCAAGTTGACTGCATAAACATTTAGTTTATTGCTCGATGCATTCTACACTAGTGGAACTAAGAGAACGGCATAATTTGCTATGTCCCATGCAATATTAAAAGTTCCAGTGTTTTTATCTACAGACGAAAATGTAACAGGGTAATCTGTTAAAGTATCACTAATTTTAGTGTATTGGAAAACATATTCTGTAGAATTAACAAAATATATTGCTGCCCCTAATGCGCCGCCTTGATATACGACAATAAACGCAGATCCAAGATATGAGATTTCCCTGCCGTTATTCGAATCGTCATATCTTATTTTATTGACTTTATTATTTAAACTGCCGTTTAAATAAGTTTTTGTAACCCGTAAACCAACATAGAATAGAAAGGAAAAAATAATGGATAAAATAGTATTAAAAGACAAAACAACATTCGAGATCGCCGATGGTGCGAGTCTCAGCAATATTCGAATTCAGTCAAAATCTTTTGACGAAATCAAGACAATTACAGATGCCTTTTCGGCGGAAAATATCTCTAAGGTCACATTTGCGCATAATAATCAGGTTTCCGGAGAGTACACGAATCTCAAATGTGAAAACTTCTCCTATGTGCCAAATGTGGGGGAGGACGGAGCAGAAGATGGTACATATACCGTAACGGTCAACCTGAGAACCAAGACTGAGATGGAAAAAACTATCGACGAGCTGAAAGCTGGGCATGAGTCTAATGCCGGAGCCATCGAGGATTTAGCTGGAATAATTGCGGGAGGTGAGGAATAATGAGTAAGCTCGTAAAATTCTATGTGCGCCGGATCATGCTTGACAAGAAGATGACACTGGACGAGGTGCCGGAAAAGTGGAGAGAGGAAGTCCGAAAGGCAATCAAAGAGACGGAAGAGTAAATTGCTGGTATATAATAGGAAGAAAACCTATTAAGGAGAGCGGCAATGGAAGAAAAATTTCGGATGGAGTTACTGGCAATTTTAAATAAAGGAATGGATAAAGAGCAGATCAACGCAGTCGACATGGCATTGACTGCTCTTTTTCAACGGTACGAAGTATCAGAGCAGTGTACAGATCTGGTTGTGTTGGATGATTGCAATGATAAGATCATAAACACTTATATTGCATCAATGCGTTTGGAAGGGCGATCAGAAAAAACTCTTAAACAGTATTATGATGCACTGACCAAGCTGCTGGAAGAAATTCCAAAGAATATCCGGGATATAAAAACCAACGATATTCGATATCATCTGGCTCATTATCATAGTACGCACAAGGTATCAAACGCTACAGTAAACAACAAGCGCAAGTTTCTTTCCGCGTTCTTCGTATGGGCGACGAAAGAGGAAATCATAGACCGGAATCCAATGCTAAAAATTAACAGCATCAAAGAAAAGTATGTTACCCAAAAGCCATTTTCTGATATAGAACTGGCAAAAATTCGGGATATTTTAAAAAATGACAGGGAAAAGGCACTGGTTGAGTTCCTGTTATCCACAGGCTGCAGAGTGTCAGAAGTGGCAGGATTGAAGGTGGAAGATGTTAATTTTCGGGACGGAGAGTGTGTGGTATGTGGCAAGGGAAACAAAGAAAGAACCGTATACATAAACAACAAAGCAATGTATTACCTGGAGAGGTATTTGCCGGATAAAATGGATGCATCACGCCCGCTGTTTCTGAATGGCTGGGGAAAAAGCATGACAAAAGGAAATATTGAGCAGCTTATGCGAGATATTGGAAAACGTGCAGGAGTGTCAAAAGTACATCCGCACCGGTTTCGGCGAACAATGGCTACCAATGCTATGAAACGTGGAATGCCGGTGCAGTACATCCAAGTGATTCTGGGACATAGTAAACTCGATACGACGATGATCTATTGCATCTATGACAAGGAAATGGTTAAGGCAGAATATCTCAAAGTAGCATAAACGGCAGTTTAGGAACTTTCGATTTTATCCCAGATGGTAGCAATTTAAATTATTACACATCTGGAGTATATATGATTGGGAACACTGATAAATTAGAAAATTCGCCAGGTGTAAGTTGGTCAATTCTCATTGCATTTGGTTCTAATTTTATATATAGTGTTCAAATCGTTATAAGTGTGCTCGATAGCAAAAATAGTATATATGTAAGAACCAAAACTGAAACAAATGCATGGTGTTCTTGGTTTAAAAAATAAACAAAAAATACAAATTAAAGTGTTCTCCATTCAGACCATTTAGTTGCCCATGCACAGTTGCGTATTTTAATGTCCATATCAAAACCGGAAGTAAGGATTTGGCACCCGAAATAAGAACCATTGTTTTCACCAAAACTAAATCCAAATACACTTTCGCCTGTAGGACACACAAGAAAATATACGAATACACCTGACTGCAAATCTGCAAAATATTTAGGGTTTTGGCTGGTTATTTTGGTATCATCTATAAATTTTACAACTAGGGGAATGTTTATTTTTAAACTGCCGTTTATATAAGAACTAATGATAATTGGTACAAATAGCACCTTCATCTCCATTACAATATAGTTAGAAACTTCGAAAGGAGTGAAATCATGTGGTCAAATACATACAATGAGCGCCGCCTTACTAGAGTCGAGGCACGTGCTAAATCAAATACACACAGAATCGATAAGTTGGAACCAATCGTTGAGGAAATACATACCATGAGTGAAACGATGGTGCAGTTGGTTGAGGAGGTCAAGCATACCAACGAAAATGTGTGCGCTTTGGACGAGAAGATTGATAGCATGGACGCTCGCGTAGACGTGATGGAGCGTGCGCCAGCAGAAGATGTTAAAAAATATAAGTCAGTCGCTATAACTGCAATCATCAGTACGATTTCCACGGCTCTTGCTATTGGTTTGGTTTCGATGATTGCTCAATATATCAAATAAGAAAGAAGAGGTATTTAATATGAAGAATTGTGTATTTAAAGCAAACGTAGACACTGTTAAATGGTTCAAAGCAGCTGGAATCCGTGCTATGAAAACAATGGCACAGACCGCTGTTGCAGTGATCGGCACCGCTGCCGTGGTATCATCTGTGGATTGGAAGCTGGTCGTATCATCTGCAATTGTATCAGGCGTGGTATCATTGCTCACCAGCGTAGCAGGAATCCCGGAAGTGAAGGAGGAGTAATTACATATGAAAATCAATGTACATGCCGGGCATAACCCGGACGGCAAGATCGCTTGCGGTGCAGTTGGACTGATTAAGGAGTCCACAGAGGCGCGCAAGGTCAAGAAAGAAGTGATCCGACTCCTTAGAAAGAAAGGACACAAGGTGTATGATTGCACCTGCACCAATGGGACAAGCCAGACGGATGTCCTGAAGCGGATCGTAACAAAGTGCAACAAGCACAAGGTGGATCTGGATATTTCGATTCATTTTAATTGTGGAGTCGGGGATAAGAAAGGCAATGGTAAGACGACCGGAACGGAAGTGTATGTGTACAGTGAGAAAAGCGCAGCGAAGCCAGCAGCAGAACGTGTTGTTGAAGAGATTGCGGCTCTTGGCTTTAAAAATCGCGGTGTAAAGATCCGGACTGATCTGTATGTGCTGCACAGAACAAATTCGCCGGCAATGCTGATTGAGTGCTGCTTCGTGGATGATAAAGACGATGTTAAGCTGTATGATGCTAAAAAGATGGCAGCAGCTATTGTTGACGGAATTTTTGTAAACTCACAAAAGAAATAATAGATTATAGGGTATTGTAATACAGACCACCGTACTGACTTATAATAAAAGATGCCATCTTAGCATTTGGTGTTGAAATGGAAATCGGATATTGCAGTCTTTTTTCATAATTCCACATAGCTTA